GTAGTTGGCGTAATGACGGTGACCAAAGGTTTCATAATATTAACGTGTTAGTTGCAGTATTTTCTTTATTTGTTCTTCGATAATTGGTTTACGATTAGGCCAGAAGATATATTCTTTATCTCCTGTACTATGTAGTTTATTTAAGAATGGGACAATAATCTTTTCAACTTCCTTGAGTTTTTTCTGATAGTCCTCAACAGTTTGATTCTTAGTATTCTGAACAACCGCATCGTATTCTTCTTGACTGACTGTGGAAAAGCCGAAATCATCATCTGAGTCCTTATATTCTTGTAGTATTTTATCAAATTCAGTTAAAGCCATTATGATCCTTAAAGATAGTATTTATACCTTAAATCCTTCGAATTTCTTCTTAGGACTTTCAGATTTAAATGGCATACCTGAATCAACGATACCGGTTTGACCTGAATCATCTATATCATACAGTCTCATTTTAGGTTTGTCAATACCTACAACAAATCTTTTGAATTGTGATGGGTCTGTGTATCTATTTTTCAACTGTTTGACCATTATCTGTCCGAGTCCTTCAAGTTCTTCAGAACTAATCAAGGCAAACATCATGTCGGCTGTAGCTGGCAAACCAAAAGACTCACTCGTGTCTTCGAGTCCTGGATCTGAACTACCATATCCTGACCGTGTTGTTTGTGTAGCAGAAACAATTGGTACTCCGAATTCAACGGCAAGACCTCGCAACTCTTCTGCAATGGATTTGACGTAGGTGTAGGAGTTGATATTGGAACCGGGTTTAATTCGAGAAGAACAACAAATATTAAGATAATCAATATAGATGATATCTGGAACAAACGATTTTTTAAGATTAAGTTCATTAAGTAGGGTTCTGAAATGTAGTGATGATGCAGATGCGGTAGGATACTCTTTGATGATTAATTTACCTGTTACTTTGTTCTTAAGATTCGCAACTTTCTTATCATAAGTCTCTTTAGGTAAATCTAACAAATCATCAAGTGTCACATTCAATAGATTTGCATCTATTCTTTCTGCAATACGTTCTTCAGCCATTTCCATAGTGATGTAAAGAACGTTTCTACCCATCGACATATTTCCAGCGGCACAATGACACATAAAAAGGGACTTACCAACACCGGTGCCAGCAAGAGCAATATTAAGAGTCTTAATTGGGAGACCCCCTTTTGTAATCTTGTTAAACATGTCGAGGTCAAATGGGATTCGTTCTTCTTTTCTGTGGTAGAAGTCATATCGGTCATCAGAGTTCTCCAAGTAATCATGCCCAATAGAATTATCAAAACTTACCGATAAGGCATCTGATAATATTTTGGGAATCGCACCTTTGTCATTTGTTTTGTCCTTACCGTCCAAAATAGAAATAGACCCCAATACTGCATTGTATATGGCCCTTTCTTGGCAAAAGGCTTCTGACTTTTCAATGAGCCATTGAATCTTGGATTCTTGTCCCTTAGCCAATTCAATCTCTTGAAGATAATTTTCGGACTTCTCCACTTCAGCATCAGAGAGATTTCTCCTTTCTTTGATGGCTAATCCAATTGCTTCAATCGTTGGTGTAGTGTTGTACTTTGAAACAAATGAGGATAGTTCTTTGAAAATTGTCTTTTCAATCGAATCGGAGAAGTATTCATCTTTGATGAAAGGGAGTACTTTGCGAATGTACTCTTCATTATAAATCAGGTTCCTTAATATCGTCTGCTCTAGTCTCATCAATTATTTCCTCGTCTATATTATCAGTCATTAACTCTACTAATAGGTCACCGACATATTTTGTAAAGTCTTTATCATGTTGTAGTTTTTTAGGTTTCTTCACTTTAGATTCTAACACATCAAAGGAGAAATGTAAATGGGGTCCATCTATTTCTTCCTTTATTTTTACCTTACCAAACTTAAAGACGGTATCTTTATAGTCACCATCTAAAAGTTTGATATGGGTTAATGTCTTATCATCTTTAGGATAGATGAAACAGTAATCAATGCCTTCTATCATTCCGCACCGTTTGAAGTCTCTACTGCAAAGGTTTCTTCAATATCACCACGCATAATATTACCGGTAGATATGCGGTATTTCTGTTTGATGAAGTCTTGGAATGTTTTGTTTCTTAGAATAGGAGTCCAGAATTCTTTCGTATCGGTTTCTTTTAAACGATATTTCTTGTCTTCTACAACACCATCTAAGTCTACTTTAGAATACCATCCATTAGCAGGCTTAATTACATGACCAGATTCAAGAGCGATATCAAGTAAGCCGCTCCACTTGCTAATACCACCATCAAAAGATACATTAACTGGTATTTTAGATTTTTCTTTAACATAACGACTCTTTTCCACATTGATAATGAAATTATAACCTACAATCTCTGTTCCTTCTTTCTCTTGTTGTCTACCAAGAATAAAGATGTTATCAGCAGAATAATAAGAACCTGTACCCCCACCAACAATGTCTTTAGGGAACATACCAATTTCTTTGTAGGTATGATTTACGACAATCATCGGTATATCTTTCATTGTCAAGTGTGGTGTTACCATTCTAAACAATGATTTGACTTGCTTTGCACGAGACATATCGGCAACTGACTTACCTTCTAGTGCATCATCAACTTCTTTCTTAGATGCAAGATTACCGATTGAATCAATAATGATAATCAGTTTATCTTTGCGTTCTAATTGAGACAACTGTTGCATAATATCAAACTTCAACTGTTCAATGTCAGTAAGAGGAGTATGCAGGACACGATTAGTGTTAATGCCGAAGGAATCGAAATAAGATTGAGGAGTGCCAAACTCAGAATCATAAAAAAGAAGTGCCGCATCATCATATTTGTCTAAGTAAGATTTAGCCATTAAGAGACTAAAAGCAGTTTTAAAGTGCTTTGAAGGACCGGCCCACATTGTGAGTCCTGGTGTTAATCCTCCATCAAGTGCACCGCTAAGTGCAACGTTGATGATAGGAATCGAAGTAGGAATCATGTCCTTCTCTGTGAAGAACTTAGATTTAGAAAGAACAGCAGACTCCTTGATGCTACTATTCTTCTTTAATTTTTCAAGTATGCTCATTGATTAGTCTCTTGGTAAAGATGATGCCTCATTGATTAATTCTACTAAGTCTTGAATTGAATTCACAACAATCTTTGCGCTTTTCCAGTCATCTGCACTATCACGTCCAGAGATTTCAAACATAAAACCATTGTCATACATGTTGACAGTAAAACTATCATTCACTTTTGCTAATTTCTCACCAATTGTTGCTTTCTCTAATGCTTTTGCCATAATGTTCTCCTATTAAAATTTACCACTTGCTATGTCTTTTGCTTTTTCAAAGGCAAAAGGAACTGAATAATCATATGTAGTCGATGCGACTCCAGGTGATGCTATATTTGCAATATTCTCTTTATTCACTTGAACTGTCCACAACGGAGGTGTTGATACGTTAGGTGTTACCGGATTTACAACCGTTGTTGGCTTTTGTTCTTCTTTCGTTTCTTCTTTTTTGAACCATTTCTTAACTGCCATCTCATCATATTGTTCTTTGATAGAACGATTAGCGGCAATTAAAAGCAATACTGCTAATGGATCAAACACAATCATTATCAACATAATGACTAGACGAACTGCTTTGTCAATTACATCTCTGTCACCAGAGCCATAGATTAACTCTGCAATATATTTTATCGGCCCAAAATCCGACTCGGCCTTTCTAAGCTCGTTCGCAATCGGTGCTCTCTCAGTATTAAGAACAGTAATCTTCTGTTGCGAAACGGTGATTTCGTTAAGTAGACGGCTACGTTCTGCTTTCTGACTGTTGCGTATGAAATTGGATTTCTCGGCACCTTTTTCTGTATCTGTTCTACCCATAATTTGTTCAACGCTATCATCCATTTGTTTGAGGTTTTTACGGTTAGTTTCAATTTTTTCCCTTTCAATTTTTATGTTCTCATCAATGATTGCCACTTTGTCAACGATAGGACCTAGGTCTGCTGAATGTTCTAAGTGTGCTTTTGATAGATACCCAAAGATACCCATTGAGGTAATAAACATCAAAATAACGACTGCTGTGACAAACGGTG